ACCCCACATATTGATATTTAGCGTTTCTATTAGTCGAGTGCGACGTTCAGAGTAATCTTAATTTGGTCTCCGTTGTTCTGAATGTTGTAAGGGCCGTTTGTGAACCTTTCAGCGTACATTATACTTGAGTATAGTGTAGCGGTGTTCAGACCTAGTACACCATTAGATGTAGCAGTCATAGAAGGAGTTGTTACAAACTCGTCTGCGTTTGGTACATCAAAGACTGTGTAAACATTAGACTCAAGAGTTGTATTACCAGCACCAGCGTTAATGTAAACAATGTCTCCATTCTTCAGTCCGTGGTTAGTAATATTAATTCTACCAAAACTGAATGTAACAGATGGGTCGGTAGCAACCTGAATGTTATCAACCAGTGCCTGATCTAAGTATACAGTTCGTAAACTTCGGTCAATACCTATAATTCTAGTTCCCGTTGCAACTCCAGCATTACCAGCAACATACTGTCCAAGAGTTAGATCATCGATACTAACCTGTGGGTCAATAGTTAAGTAAGAGTTACCAACAATTCCTATACATGGGTCTGTGTTATTACCCTTCGTAACGGTAGTTCCAATACCAACACTAGCAGAATGAACAACACCTTGTACTGAGACAGGCATGTTATTCGCACGAGTCACATAGTAACCGTAGATGTTACCAGCAGGCCCTGTGAAAGTGAAAGTCTGTTCTGGGTATGTAGCAGTTGTACCACTACCAACGTTCTTAATAACCCATCTTGATCCGTTCAGGAGAATACCATACTGCTGGTTATAATCTTGGTCTCCTCTGTTATTCACACAGACGGGATAACCAGTATTTGCAGTAGTACCATATCCGTTTACGTTACCATCAATATATGGTTCAAAGTATGCTGTAGCGGAAGGAACATCTCCCTCTGCAGGGGTTGTGTTACTTGTAAAAAGTTTCAGTACAAGGTTACGTGGTGAGTTATCCTGTAAATCTGCGACAAAGTTATTCTGTGCGATAAGATAACGCAGCGACTCAATTTCACCAATATTAGGAACGAGTAATGCCATTGAAAACTACCTCTGAAGGGGTTAGAACGTTAAGAACTATACTTATTTATAATTTTAATTTTAGAGAGATCAGTAACCTTCTTACGTCAGTCACGCTGATAACACTAAAATTAAGAATATCACCAGCCACAATTGTGGTCGTCCAATTATTTAGGACATCATCAAAGTATTTATTTGAATTTGTAAGTTGCACTCTTTGAGCAGCAGTAATACTGTTAAATGCAGGGTAATCTGCAAAAGTGCATTTTGAAATATCGAAGACTATATCACCAGTCTGATCACATAGAACAGTTATACTTTCTATGACGCCAGTTACATCCAATGCCAATTTACCTTTATCACCGATTTGCATTGGAAGACTTCCACTATCAATTACATAATTGACAGTTCTAGTTAAATCCGCAGCTGCAGCAAGAGCAATAATAACTACGTCATCATTTGCTAGTGGAGCAGTTGTAAATACAATCTTATCACCAGAAATATTATAATCATTCGCTGGATCTAAGAAAAGACCATTTTTAGTAACAATAAGTTGTTGATTATTGTTAGGGGTATATGGAGCACCCTGATCGTTTATGGAAAATGTTACTTCCGTACCATCTTGTACAGGAGTTTTCCCCAATATGATATTACCATATTGAATAGACTTCGAGGGAATCTCATAATCTACACCAACATTATATTGGCCAGGTTCGTTAAGCGTTACTAGATAATCTGCCATTATGTTACGCCTGGAATTACGAGAACATTTCCTTGAATAGGTCTAGTTTTATACGCATTAGGCGATGTTAAAACTAAATCATAAACATATCTTCCACCCTCTATGGCATCCGTAACTGTACTAGCCATAGCAACTTTTATCTGACCATTAACCCTATTGGGAAAAGTTACGATAAAAGCATTATATTTTGTGGCAGCAGGATGTTTTCTTAGCTTAGCCTCTCCAGTGTAACCAGTTAAGTTCAAAGCAGACGAATTCTCGTTTTTAACCGTGAATGTTGCTTCAAAATCTACACCTTGATCTAGAACTAAATTGATGTTCCTTGCCGTCATCTGTCAAAAGGGGGATTTTAGTTATTTATCACAACTTGGTCAAAACCTGTTTCAAGAGGTCTTTGACTTCATTAATTTCATTCTTTAAATTATCAATATCTTTCTTCTGAGTTTCTAAGTCAGAGATCTCACTCAGTCTCTTATTTTTAAGATCTAAGTATGCGTGATACTCACTATCGGAGCAATTTAATATTGCTCCTGATTCCTTATCTCTATAAAGAGATGAACTATTTTCAACTTTAATTTTATCCATTAAATAGACGCAATTGCTCTCAAGTCACGAATCTTAGGAACATGTGCGAAGTTAGTTCCTGACATTACAATCTTGATCTGGAATCCATTGAACTGAGGTAAGTTCTTGGCATTAAACTCATATTCTTTATAATCAGTATTAGTTGCCGAAGAAAGAATCCTTCTATCAGGTCTTCCATTATTCTTAGCAACATCTATAGGATTACCATTGGAATCTAAGTTATCGAAGCCAGGGAATAATTCAAATAACTGATACTGTGGTGGAGCATCTATTCTGAATATCCTATAAAGAACTCTAATGTCATTTGTTGAATGCCTGTATGCATCAAACATAACCTTTAATCCATCTGCAGACTTCTCAAGATTAACAACCTTGGAAAGGTAAATTGCAGCACTTGGATCCGAATTTAAAGAATTGACCCTACGATCTGTTGCATAATCTTTAATCTTAGAGTTAAGTCTATCCATGACTGTAATCATGTTAACTCTATCCAAGTCAATCATTGGACTTACTTTAGAATCGTCAGTACTTAAGAATGTCTGTAAAGTAAATGATTTTCTTCCTTCAAAATCTACTAACTTATCCAATTCATTTTGCTTAGAAGCAATAATTCTTGGAGAACTTAAAATATTATTACAGTTTAGAGATACAGCCTCATATCCTTGATCCACAAATGCAGTAGCAGTTCCATCTGGACTATTACCACTAAAGGTTCTTACTCTAGCACTAATCTCAGTACCATCTGGAAGAAGTGTTGCCACATTTGGTCTTATAATATTGTATGGAATATTCTGTGTTGCCATTGGGCCATAAGGAACACCAACTTGAACGTATTGTTGATCATAACTACCACCAGACTTAGTTTCATTAAAGAACAATTCTGGGAATCCACTAGCATTTCCAGTTGCTCTATCTAATCCACGACTTGATATTCCAACCTTAATCCAGTAACTATCAACATCAATTGGATATTTACTGAGATCAGTATCACTAAATTTATGGGTTGCATTGATTCTTCTTAGAGATACTCCATCCAACTCATATTTAAAGACTTTATCATTAACATTGTAATCTCCAGCTTTAGTATCATCAACAGCCCTAGTAATATTATTAATAGAAGATGTTGTAGTTGTTATACCAGTGTATTTCCAAATCTCATTTCCAACCTTAAGATAGCCTGGATTGGAACTACTTACTGGTACATTTTCAAAGGAAGTAAAGATACCAACAGCGGTTACTGTGACATCTTCTGTACTAGAAGAATCAACTGTTTGAGTTAATTTTTCTGGTTTAACATCAGATTCTACTCCAGTAAGAGTAACTAGATCTTTCTCAGAGTACATACCATGATTTTGGTGTCTTACTCTGAAATGCAATCCATCAGTGATGTTGTTGAGGTAAGCAATAGAACCACCATTAACAACACTAGTTCCACTACCACCAACATAAACAACAGCAGATGATGAATCAACTTTAGGTTTGCCCTGAATATTATCAAGAACTAAGGTATTAAAGGCACTAATAACACCAACATTATTTGGAATTGATAAACGTAAATCCTTACCAAATCCACCAGTGTTAGTTGCACTAACGGTTAGAACATCACCAGCAGAGTATCCAGTTCCACCTATAGCAACTGTTGCAGCAACAGCAACTCTATTATTAACGTGAAGATTAACTGTAGCACCAGTTCCTCTACCATATTCAGATACTAAAGGAACTCCAGAGTAAACAACAGATGTAGCAGCAAATCCACTACCAGCATTTGTTACTGTTAGAGAACTATTAATACCAATAGCACCAAGAACTTTATTCAAGTTCGCCTTGAAGTTTGGATTATTCTGTTGGTAAATTGTTGTACCTTGACTTAAACCTGTCTGTTCGGCAGAAGTTAAACTCTTACCAAGTCCAACAACAGCAGTATAAGAAAGAATATCTAATGGGTTTGGAGCAAGAGATACAATCTGTCTGTTTCCAATATCTAAATCTGGGTTGTAGAAATTAACTCTACCTTCTTCAGAAGTAAAGTCTGCCCTGTATAGGTTAAACTTAAGGTCTTCTAACTGACTTGGATCCCATGTAGCACCGTTCTGTGACTTGAATAGTGAACCAAGTAGAGGCTGGGAAGAAACAATAATCTTCTCAGAATCAGCAGAGTTAACCGTTGTTATATCTTCTTCACCCATTCTGGATATGAAGACATAGTATTCATTAGATGCAGAAAGTAGAACTAAACAATATTCTCCACCACCTTCACAATAGACAGGGGCAGGGAATGTAAATGTTGTTGCCTTAGATCCATCTTCAGATAGAACAACTTCATCAGGATCAAGAATACATTCACCAAATGGTAGAATTTCTTGAGTAGGTAAACCAGTCTGTAGTGTTCTTACTTGTAAAGTAACAGGCAATTGATTTGTATCCTTTGCCTTGAAGTAAACATCACACTTAGTAAGGAACACTCCATTAACGTCTGGTATCTCAAATGATTGTGCAAGAGGGTCAACCCATCTTGTCTGACTGGTAGATCTATTAGAGAATGTAGTTCCTACAGTTAATCTCTTACTCTTATCTGTAAGAGTTCTATCTTCAGATGAAGGAATTCTCTGAACGTCAGCATTTCTCATCCTCAATGTAGATGCTTCTACTGTTTGTAATGTACCAGATGAAGTGAAGTTTGCCTCACCAGAACTATCTGTAAATCCAGAAATAGTAGAGTTAGTTTGACTGGTAGATAGAGTGAATGTCTTAGTACCAGTATTAAATGTAGGAGCAGAAGGAACAGTCGGATCTGGTAAGAATAGAGATCCAAGAAGTGATCCTGCCTTATCTGTAATAAGTCTTATTGTTTTAACAGTTGCGATAGCACCACTGGACTGACCAACAAGTTTCATACCAGTAGTGATATATCCATAGAATCCAGATGCAGACTGAAGTTCTAGAGATGCAGTATCAACATTTAATAGTCCAGTTGTTGATGAATATGTGGAAGAAATACTTGATGCTGGTTCATATGGGTTCTGTTTATAAACCTGATCTGGATTATTGTATGGCCCATACTTGTGATTCTGATTTGCTAACCTGAATCTAATTGCATCAGTATTTGAGTTTGGACGACTTCCTTCAACAACTTCACCAGCACCAAATGTACCACTAACCATTGTAATTTCTACAAGTTTAGGTATGACATACTTCTGCATGTCAATGTTATCAAAGAATGGATAGAGTCTTGTATTAGGCTTAAGTCTTCTACAAATAAACTCAATATTCCTTGATCGCATTGTAGCGATAACTTCTGTATTAACTAC